TCTTTTTCATCCCACTTTTCAGGAATATCATGCGTTTCTCGAATTTCTTCATATGCATCCTGGAACACTCCGATTTCCTTAATGGCACCTTCTACATATAATCTACTTCTTTCCATTTTAGCAGTAATTTCCTCGGCCCGAATCAAAGACATTTCATCTTTTTCATCATCTGGGACTTCTTCTAATTTTTTCAAACGTACATCATCTTTTTTTAGTTTAAAAAACGCCTCTTCCAATGCTGATGTTTTTCGTTCGATTTGTGCTAAGATTTGTCTTAAATGACGGTAGGGTTCATCCCCTGCTATATTCAGGGTCATTAACTGTGCTGTCGTTTGCGTATTTTTCCGGCCTGCTGAATTTCTTGCTCGTTTGATTTCAGGCAATCGGGATTCGATTTTTTCTAGAGCATCATTATCGATCTTTAAAACCGATGGATTTTTTAGTATTAAATCCATCCCCTTTTTCATGCGTCTGAGGTTGCGGCTAAGTAGCCCCGCGCCACTGTAAGATCGCCGAAGTCGGTTGCAGATCCTGTTGACGAAATCGTGATGTAGTCGATAACATTTGAATGCGATGCTGTGTACCCACCACCAAAAACGCCTCGATCTGTAGTTCCATTTGAGGTTGCGCCTAAGGCGTAGCGCGCCACTGTAAGATCGCCGAAGTCAGTTGCAGATCCTGTTGAGGAAATCGTTATGTAGTCGAGAACATTTGACAGAGATGCTGTAGTCCCACCACCAAAAACGCCTCGATCTGTAGTTCCATTTGAGGTTGCGCCTAAGGCGTAGCGCGCCACTGTAAGATCGCCGAAGTCGGTTGCAGATCCTGTTGAGGAAATCGTTATGTAGTCGAGGACATTTGACGACGATCCTGTGTACCCACCACCAAAAACGCCTCGATCTGTAGTTCCATTTGAGGTTGCGGCTAAGTAGTAGCGCGCCACTGTAAGATCGCCGAAGTCGGTTGCAGATCCTGTTGAGGAAATCGTTATGTAGTCGAGGACATTTGACGACGATCCTGTGGTCCCACCACCAAAAACGCCTCGACCTCTAGTCCCGTTTGATGTTGCGCCTAAGGCGTGCCGTGCCACCGTAAGATCGCCGAAGTCGGTTGCAGATCCTGTTGAGGAAATCGTTATGTAGTCGAGGACATTTGAGTTCGCTCCATCATGCCCACCACCAAAAACGCCTCGATCTGAAGTTCCATTTGAGGTTGCGGCTAAGTAGTGCCGTGCCACCGTAAGATCGCCGAAGTCGGTTGCAGATCCTGTTGAGGAAATCGTTATGTACCCGATGACATTTGAATTCGCTCCATCATGCCCACCACCAAAAACACCACGGTCACCACGGTCAACAACACCACCAATTAATGCCCGTAAAGACGAAAACGCCATTTTCTATATATCCATGTTAAGACCTGCGGTAAAACCAAACCAAGTCGTGCCTGCATCAACTGTAATGAAGGCAAAAACATCAACATCAGCCGCACCCGATGACAGTGTCGGAGCAGTTGAACCGGCCCACTGGACAGATCCGGGCCATGTCACGGCCCTTGAACCCGACGCATCTTGAGTTAGTATCAGCGTGAACGAACACCCCGATCCGGACGCTGATGGATTAGAAAACGTGAACGTCGTCGTCGCAACGGCTAAAGTTGCCGTGATTACATTGCCGTCCGTAATATCTATCGTTTGAGAAGCACCTGTATTGCCAATTGCATTCCCAGTTTCAGAGTAATCTTTGATGGTTGGACGTTGTAGAATTTTATCTGATAAATTTGTATTCCCAGACCCATCAAAAGTAAGTGCTACTACTCCACCAGAATCTTCAATGTTGTTTCCACCAACTTTAAAATCACCAGTGATTGAAACCAAACTTGTATCGCCTTCGACTAAAAGCTTTCCGCTTCCCACGTTAAAATCATCACCACTTGATGACCCGATTGATATGGTGATTTCCTGTCCATCATTGATCTCGATTTTTGCGGTTCCACCATTATTTTGCAAAACCAGATCGTTGCCCGTGTCTGGTTTTAAAATTCGATCTGCCATCAGACTACCTCGCGTATGTTGAAAGTCATGTTTTGATATGATCCTGAATGATCTGCGCTTACGATTTCAGGGGCATCAAGCATGTAAAAAAACCCTGAAAAATTAAACGCCTCAGATTGCGCTGATGCTAAATCATTCAAAACCTGTACTGGAAAGGGTTTTGAACGGTATGCATGATAAAAATCGATGATATTATTTGCCTGAGAAATCGACACAATCAAATTGCATGTAAAAATTTGAATCACGTTTTTTTGCGTTTCCTGATATCCACCATTCTTCAAGGGTTTTCTGATTGAAAAATCCTGAAGTGCTTTTGAGATTCCAAGTTGAGGGTTTTCGATTGCGATGACTGATGATGCCTGAAAAATGCCAATACGAACCGGATTTTTGACACTCGTGATTGGTGCATCGGCGACTGATCCAGAAAGCGTTATATCTGCCGCGCCTGTTCCATCACCAACGATTTGATTGACCTGGTAATCTGATCCGCCAATTGTGATAATTGATCCAACATGAATATTGGAAAAATTAAAAATATTAATTGCATTACCTGAAGAATCCTCAAAACGTCCGGTTGCGCCTGCGCTTTGATCCCATTGATGGATCGAATTTCCTTCAACTGGAGACCCTTTTTGATCGGTTGATGATTCCAGCGTCAAGGTCGCAGTTCCTGCGCCCAATGCGGAACCATCCCAATCGTTTTCGATGGTGTCATCTGAATCGCTCAACCCTAACTCAAGAATCACTAAATCCTCGCCACCATCACCTAGTGTCAAATTCGCTTCTAAAACCAACGTGTTCGGCCCTCCTGTCAGATAATCAGAAAGTGTGGTGTCAATTGTGATTGGTGATGTTAAAACGGTCCCACTGAACGTGCCTACAGTGTAGGGTTGAAGGTTCGGTTTTTGTTTGGCGTCATTATTTTTATTCAACCATTTATTCGTTGAATAATTATTGATGTCTAAAACATCAATAATTGAAAGTGAATTATCCGTATCACTAATATTCAAAGTTAAAGAATCTGCCATCACTCCAGAAATAAAAATTGCCGACATCCCTGATGCTAAGGTCACGGAAATCGTTGCACTCGAAGAATTCGCCATGAAACATTTACGCGCGTTGTCGTCTGAAATATTATCAACCGAATAATCAGCGGAAAATTGAGCGCCTGATGATAGGCTTTGAGCGGTTATTTTATTAGAATCAAGAATCTTCATGATTGAACCAGATCGGTGATGGTTGCTTCGCCTTCAATGGAAGTTTCCATTGCGACTGAATCCCACTCGATTCCACGCACTTTCATATCAACATGAACCTGCTCTGTTCTGCGATCAAAAACAACCCTATCACCAGGACGCCATGTTGATTTGAGTCCTGCGATTTTTGCTTTTACAGTTGGTTTGATAAGCACATTTTTAATATTTGTCAGCATCGTTGAGACAGTAGATGATTGTGATGAATCATCTGCTAGTGCTTGCAATGAAATATCAGAACCGCTTGCACCTAACGAAATTACACTCCCTAGCTCTTGAGATTCCAAATCGGTTCCACTCCAGAAATAATCTGTATATTTTAATGATATGTTTTTGATCTCCTTTGGTGCGCGGATTACAATTTCAATGATTTCAAAATCAGATAATGCATGGTAATAATCAGAACCTGTCCCAGGCACATTGTCCTTATCAATCAGAAATAAAGTCCGGTTACCATCAGTCTGATTTGGTGCAATGTAAAATTGATAATTAACACCAGGCATCACCGATGATAATAAGTTCAAAATATCACTTTCCTGAGAAATGATGATTGTTGAATCCGGCGGTGTTCCAATTTTGTTCTTATCCACGGTTGCAGTTTCCAATACGTATAACGAGTCACTGGTAATTGTGTTTGTCATAATATGTGCAATTTGATCGGCAAAGTCTCCAATCGTTGTCCCTGATGCAGTCATTGCCGGCGTTGTCGCCCACTTTGCACCCGTTCCTGTAACTGATCTTTTAGACGAACTGGTATAATCCGCATTGTAACGTGCCGATCCTCCTGACATTGAAGAGCCAACAGCATCATTGATCGCACTCCATGCATCCGGTGAACGGGTCGTCCCGTCGATTTTGATGGTTCCGGTTGATGTTGTTAGATTCTGAAATCCAATGGCGGTTCCTGTAATACTATCAAACTGGCTTGCATCAATTAAAGGCACTGGCTGATCATGGATTGCACCAAAAAAGAAATTGACTTGTCCATCATTCAGGTCAGAACCAGTGGGTCCGAGATTCAACCCGCTGGTCGTTCTGATCGGTTTTACACTCAATTTTATTTCATCGGACGTAATCGATTGTAAAAAAACCAAACCTTCAAAAAGGTTGTACGCTTCATCGAATTTGATACCTATATAATATGGCCCAGGCGTTGCTAAAATCGTTGTGTAACGCGACCCACCGAATGGATGATCGGAATCATTTGGGCGATTGACTAGAGTAATACCACCTGATGTCATTTGAACGAATCCGCCAGATGTCGGAGCCATCTTGATTTTAGGTCGTCCAATGATGAATCCATGATAAAATCTACCATTAGCGCCCACATGCGATTCGTCTGATAAATAGTAGTATACGGACCCTCCTGCCAATGGAAGATCCATCGTGATTTCTACTTCAAGCGGCCGCGGCATCGGTGTATAGTGGGCTTTCTAATGCCGCGAATTGACCAAATGAATTCGCCCGTTCAACTACCTCGACACGTAGGTCTGACATTGCTTGATGAATCTTCCGTCCGGTTCCGTCATATATGTTGATAATAACGCTTTGACCAGAATTCCGGTTTGGTGCAATTGATCCGGTTTGACCAGGCGTGAATAATTCTGGTCCTTGTTCGCCGACTAGGTACGGTTGGCCCGCCATAACATCACCGCCTGCTTGTTTTTCTGGAGGCTTTGTACCAGCTATTTTTGCAATTCGTGCCACGCCTAATGCATAAATCGCGGCGGCGGCAAAACCTCCAAAAACTCCAAGTTGTGACCATGCCTTCATTGCGGCTTCGTGTGTACTCATCCATGTATTTGCAATTGCGGCGGCTTGCCAGAATCGAAAAAGCTCAATTCCTTCGTCTTTCACTGCTGATGCCATCGACTCCATTGTTGACATGGTTGATTTAAAAGCTTGTTCTTCTAATTTGTTTTTACTGAAAAAATACGTTTCATCATCCTTAAACATTGAATCACGCATTTTCTTGTTTTGTTCTTCCTGGGAAGCGGCAAGAACCCGTGCGGCTTGCATTTCTTCTTCACGTGCCGCGTTTTGAATCTCCATCCTTTCGGCGTTGTTTTCTTTCAATGTTTCTAATGCTTGCGCTTCATACATTTCATTTTCTTCCATAAGCCTTGCCTGAGCTTCGGCAAGGCTATTTACGTAATTTTCCTGAAGCCTTATTTCTTCGGATCGTGCCTTCTGTATTTCAATTGCGTTTGCTTCTTCTAAAATCCTTTCTTTAATTGCTTTTATTTGACTTCGTATTGCATCACGTTCTTTTGCAAGGGATTGAAAATTCTTTTCAGCTTCTTGACGGACTAATTTTTGACTTTTAACCTGAACTTTAATTTCTCCGGTCAATCCACGGATTGATGTTGTAACAGCTTCCCCATTCTTCCTTAAATCATCATATACGTTTAACTGTTTTTGAATTTCCTCCAGTAATTTCGGCAATGGCATTGAGGCACGTTCTGCCGCTTCAAAAAATGGATCAAGTGCATCATTAGCCAGCTTAATAACAGGCGCGAACATTTCCAACGCACTATTTTTAAGAAGTGTTAAACGATCATTAAATTCTTCAGTCGTTTTAATTCCATCTCTGTCAATTACTCCTCCATATGCTTCCAACGCCCTTCCTGCGCCTTCAATTGCTTCTCTGCCTTGGATTAAAAAAGGAAGCATTTTCACACCTGCCCGACCAAAAAGATCAGTAACAATCGCGGCTTCTTCTCCACTTCCTTTGATTTTCATAAAACCATCAGAAACTCTTAATAACAGCTCATTTAATGGTAGAATTTTCCCGTTAACATCAGTGAATGAGACTCCTAGATTATTGAATCCGTCAACCGCTTCTTTTAATCCTTGTTTTGCATCACCTGTCACCGTTGCAAACTTTCTCAATGATTGATCAAAAGCACCGATATCCGTGCCACCTAATTGAGCCGCATATCGAAGTCGTTGGATTGCACCAGTTCCAATCCCTAATGCCGTTGACAATTTTCCAATATCATCAGCAGATTGACGAATATTATTGGCAAGCGAGCCAAGTGCCGCCGCACCAATAAGACCTGCGACCGCGCCTTTTAAACCGCCTAAAGACGATTTCATCCGCTTCATGGACTTATCGACTGACGAAAACGCCTTCTTTGTTTTGTCTTGTCCTCTTATCTCAACGGTGGTGCTTGGCACGTGCTTTTTCTTTTTGGTGTTTCAATTCAAAATATGCGATCCATCCCTTGAATTCATCCTCACTGATTTCCATAATTTCGGCGACAGTCTTATGTAAAATTTCAGCAAGTTGGAAACATACGTAAAGGTCAGGATCGCTCTTCAGTTTCCCAGAATCTCTTCATGCGTTGGATCATTTGCATTCATTTCCTCGATGATGCGCTGACATACATCAGGGTCGAATTCATCAATAATTTGATTCAAATGCCCGCGATTGAAAAGGGCTTTGCCGTTTTCATCACGACAACGAAAAATAATTCCCCAGGCAATGCATTTATCCCACTCATCGCGCTGAACATGCTTCATCACGATAGCCCGCTGGCTTAACTTCATCGCAGAACGATAGTAGATTTTCTTGTCATTCCATTCAGGCACCGTGATGAATTTAAGCTCTTCGGCAAGACGCGCTTTAAATTGATCCTTGGCGATTTTTAGAACATCTGTCATGCGTTCGTGTGGGTTAACGCTCCCGTTCCTTGGAATGAAAATGAAAAGCTGACCGGAGCATCAACGGAACCACCAAAACTTACACCCGTTACAACAATCAAACCGCTCCAGTAATCGCCAGCAGATGTTCCAATCGGAAAGAATTTCCCATAGAACGTACTATCTCCAGCAGTTAAAGCAGTTTCAATTGCTTCCTGCGCGGTGTCGTCGTCTGACCAGTTTGCCTCGCCTGATCCACTCCATCCATAATTCCCTTGAATGAATGTTTTGAACCTATCTGATCCCATCGAGGTCGTTTCAATGGCTTCTCCACTTTCTTCAATCGACCATGATGTTAATTCAGCAACCTCTGAATAGGTTACATTATCGGCTGATATTTCTAAAACACCGCCGTTTCCTGCATGTGACATATTTACTTTCTACGCGGCGGTGTCCGGCGCGTTTTCCAAATATTGATAGATAACGAGATACGATAAACGAACCGATCCCGTCGGTTTTTTAGCATCTGCGGAAATGGAAGAATCCGCTGAAACTAAATAAGAATCGCGTGCTAAAGAATTAATCAAAATATCTCCTTGCATTGCGATTTGAACTTCCTTCTGGATCTGGGCCAAACTATTTTGGACAGTTTGACCTGATCCTCCTTGTGCATATCCTTCGATGTTAACGGTTAATTCTGCCTCGATTCCTCTAGGATTTCCCATCGACCGAATTGTTACCGATTCCTCCGCGTCATAAACTAAAAGACATGGCAAACTCGATTCCTCAATTGGATATGCACGCGATTGGAAAACATTCGATCCGGTTGTGCTTAGTCCGGTTACATCGGTTACAATGCGCTCCCGAATTTGTCGCCTTAAATGATTCGCCATTATTGTTCTTCCAAGATCAGCAAAGTCGTTCCTTGATATCCTGAACCAAAATCCGCCTGCACTCCGACCACCGAATAAGTCGTCGAATTAACGACCAACGCATCACCATGCGCGACGCTGGAAACATCGCTGGTTTTACAAAGTGCGGTCGGCGTGTTTGATTCTATATCGACCTCGCCTGTGTCCATTGGAATACTGTTAAAAGGTTTATCGAAAAGGACCGTGATCGTTGACGCTGACCCTCCGTCGGGCGTATACGTCGCCGATGCTCCAAAATCGTCAGAGTTAAAAAAAACACCTAAATCGGCGGCAACCTCGATCATTTCTTTTTGCGCTT